TGCACCCCCCGATGACTCAATTTTTGCGTTTAATTTACAATATTATTCGTACGACGAAAAGAAACGGCCACCAATGTGCTCAACAATTTTTGGAGACACTCGCTGTATACCTGCGTTACCACCGCGACCAGATACTTCGTACCCTGATAACCTACTATTTTCAGTATCAAAACGTATGGCATACGATCCTCCCATCCCAGATCGTCAATTACGGAGCCGCTTTCGCGACTTCGTACGCAGCTTTTGTGTAAATAATTTGACGCCCTTACCCGCAGATCATGATTTTTCAGTAGAAAAATGGTTAGAAACCACTCATTACACACAGCGGCGTAAGGAAGAAATATTAAGAAGTGTTAATGAGATGATTGATGACAATGGGGAATTTAAGTATAAGAAAGGTTTCCATAAATATGCTAAAGTTAAGATTTTCATTAAAGATGAATCCTATCCAGAATACAAATACCCACGCGGTATTTGGGCGCGTCAAGATGCCTTTAAAGGTTTGTGCGGACCGATCTTTCGAGCTATAGAAAATGAAGTTTTCAAATTGAAATACTTTATTAAGAAAATACCAAAAGATCAGCGTTCCAACTACATTATGCAATATATTTACCAGGAAGGATATCTTTATCAATGCACTGACTATACGTCCTACGAATCGTTATTTACAACTGACTTGATGGACGATTGCGAATTTGAAATGTATAGATACATGTTAAGCAACTGCACTGACCAACTGCATTTATTACAACTATTGTTCGATGTTGTAGCAGGAGTCAATGTTGTTGAAAATGTGTATTTCACTTTTATGGTAGAAGCCAAGCGCATGTCAGGTGAAATGAATACCTCTTTAGGTAATGGCTTTAGCAATTTGATGTTTATGTTATTCGCATTTCACGAATACAAAATTAATTATAGAGGACCGGTAGTAGAAGGTGATGATGGTTTAGCTGCCATTGATCGCCCTGTGCCAAAAGAATATTTTACTAATATGGGCCTCAATGTAAAAATGGAAACAAAAGACGAGCTATCCGAAGCGAGTTTTTGTGGAATGGTTTTTGATCCTGAGGAGAGGATTAATATCCGTGAACCATTGTCAGTTATCTGCGAAATATTATATGTCCCACGCAGATACGCTTTTTCAAAAAGGAGTGTTCATGAATCGTTATTGAAATCTAAAGCACTATCACTCCTATGGGAATATCCAGGATGCCCAATACTGGATAAGTTAGGAAGAAAAATACTCAGTTTACTCTCTGAAACGCAGATAGAGTTGAAGTACGTGGATGATAATTATCGCCGAT